ATGCTAAAGGTGGCGGCGGCAGTTAACGCGAGAAGAACAATTTCCTCAATGTTCAATGAACGTTTAGGGATAGCGTAAGCGGCAATGGCGACCATCAAACCTTCCACTAAATATTTGATGACTCTTTTAACAAGCTCAACAATATCAAACATCTATATTAAATAAAAAGAAAAAAATATATTGTGCGATAAAAAAACTTAAAATCAATATGTGACTAAATTATAAAATGGGAGCACAATCAAAAGTTAAAAGGCCTGAAGGTATGGAAGACCAATCTTTAGGATTTGAAAAGAAACTTACTGAAACCGGAGAAATTAATCCTAAATACGTTGACGTTTTGGACGAGGATAAGCCGATTGCCGGTCAAAAATTTGTGTGTATTTCTTTCCTTTCTCCTGAAAAAATTGTCAAGCAAAAGGAGATGTATTTTTTTGAAGAGTTTCTAAAGAAATGGGAATTTTCAAAGAGTATGGAGAAGTTTATTCAGTTCTTAAATTTTGTCAGTTACAAATACAAGCTTTCATTTGACGATATTTCTAAGGATTTCAAGGAGTTTTTGACCGAAGAGCAAGCATCATTTGTTGAGGGAGGAATGGAGAACGACTACAAGACGTTTTTGGATCAGAACGAGGAGGAGCTTGAGAATTCTTTTAACACAAAGCATTCATTCCAAACCTCCACGCGTGGAATCAAGGTTCGTGGAGCTTATCCCACCATGGAGGAAGCCGAATTGCGCTGCAAGATGTTGCGCGAGCTTGACCCCAACCACGACGTCTTTGTTGGCCCCATTGGGTTGTGGATGCCTTGGGATCCAGAGGCTTACAAGACGGGTCGCGTTGAATACATGGAAGACGAGTTGAACCAACTTATGCAGGAAAAGAACAAGAACGAGTCTTTTGCCAAGAGTGCATTTGAGCAGCGAGTGAAGGAGACGAAGAAGAAGGCCATTGACGAGAATATTAAGTTGGCGGAGAAGACTGGTGCGACTCTTACTCAGACGATTGACGAGGAAGGAAACCTTATCGGTGTTAATAACATGAACACGCAAGAGAGATCTTTGAAGGATCAAGAATCTATTTCTGCCGCCGATATTCGTGCGGAGCTTTTTGAGGGCGAGAATATTGTCGTTGGCAAGACTGACAACGGCCAAAGCGAGCTTTTAAGCGGCCCTTTTGCCATCAAGGATAAGAGCGAGTAAACTCCAATAAAAATATAGAATAAAAAAGAATAAAATAAAAAAGAATAATAAAAAATAAAATAAAAATCAACAATATAAAATAAAATAAAATAAAAATCAACAATATAATAAATTTATAACCGTTATAAATTTATTTTCCGGATTACCACTTTGTCTTTTTCACGCTGATTTTGGGGCCTTGGCCTCGCTTCTTGGCGTTATTTGGGTCGTATTTTTCATCTTCTTCGTCTGAGTTAATGTCTTTGCTGAGTTCCCAGAATTCTTTTGATCCTAATTTGAAGTCGTTGTGCGAGTCTGCTTTATACCAGAACACTTGTTCGTGCAATCTATTTGATTTTGCGTTATTGTTTATCACCAAACACTCATAATTCTCAGTGCATTGATCCATGACTTGGCAAAAAGACTCAAACGTTGGAAACATTCCCGCATAATTCTCGTAAATGCGCTTCCTATTTGCGATATAAGGTTCTCTCAGAATAAACACATAATCTATATTGGTTCTCAGAGTTGGTGGAATGCCGAGAGGATATTGCATGGTTATGATAAGCATGATCTTCCAATGTCTCCCGTTCATGAAAAGAAGTCGCATCATTTTATCGCGAGTCCATGTTCCGTCGTAAAGACAATCGTCAAGAATTACAAAAGCTCGCGGATCAATTGTGCTTCTTTTAAAAGTCTCCATTTCTTTTTTAATCTGCTTTAAAACAGACTTTTGTCGCTTTAAAATGTTCTCAACGATTGCAGTGTTGTATTCATTGTGAATAAACAACTTTGGAACCATTTTTCCATAGAAACCGTTACCTTCTTCTGTTCCGGCCACCACAACTCCAATGGGAATATCTTGATGATAGAATAACAAGTCTCTCACAAGAAACGATTTACCAGTATCACGACGACCAATTAAAACAACGACCGGCCCTTTAGATTCATTCGGTTTGAAACTAATCGTTTTCATATCAAATTTCTTGAGTTCTAAAGTCATGATATTCTTGTTATTGTTACTTTAGAAAATTCATTTAATTTATAAAACGCACATTACTAAAACTAATACACTCGTTTTGAATTGAGTTAAAAAATAATAAAAGTAATATATTATTTAGCTAATGGATAACAATACTCTTAAAATTAACTATGAAAAGAGAAAAAATTCTGAGTTATTCAAATCATTCCAAAACGAAGAATTAACTTTTCTCTCACAAGTGCAAAATTATATACCCATCTACAAAAGGTTTTTCTTATTGAACGAAACAAATTACAACTCCCTCAATTTAAATCATCCTTGGTTTTTGGCAACTATTAAAAATAATGTAGACGACTCTAAGAATTTATATAGTTGTTCCATTCAACACTCCGAGTCTAGAAAGATTAAAAAGAAAAACGTATTTTTTAAAATGGCGCCTCTCTTGGATCCATTCAAATTCTTAATCGGAAAATACAATGTAAATGATCCAATATTATTGAAATTGCCAAATTTTAATTCAGATATAGGAGATGTGCACCCCAAAATATTGGATAGTAATAATTCTGCGTACGTTGACGGATTCTTCTCGTTTCTTGCAAGCATGTTGATCCAAAATTACAAGTTTATTAATGGGGTTGATTATTACGGGTCGTTTTTGGGAATAAAAAATAATTTTAAACTCAACGTTATTGACGACTTGGAGTACCTCTGCAAATCAGAGTTTTTCAATAAAAACAAAAACGTGGCTTTCCAAGTTGATGATTATAGCTTTTTATATGAACAAGACAAAGAGGAATCTAAACCTCCGATAAAAATAGATCACAATTTGAGTAATAAATCGGCTCTATCAGCGAAATCAAATGATAATTCCCTCTTTGATGATATATTCACTATAGATCTACCCTCGGATGCTCACATTACATTGGCCGATTTGAAAGATAATAATGTTGAATTGGTTGATATTACAAATTCCGACTTTTTTACTTCAAAAGAGCTGAGAACAACCACAATAAAATCTTCTTCAACGTGTTCGTCGCGAACATCTCACACATCAAATAATGAAAACGAAAATGATGTAGAAAACAATGATCTATTGGAAAGCGAAAGCGACAACAACGAACCCGATCAAGAAGACAATTCCGGGTCGGATGTGTGGACAGATGACAATTCTTCAGAAGAATGCGAGGAGCAAGAAATATACGCAACAATACCCGAATTCCCAGTTCAAATTATTTGCATGGAAAATTGCGAAAACACGTTTGACGATTTAATTATAAACAATGAACTTACTCATGGAGAATGGTTCTCAGCGTTATTCCAAATAATTATGGTTTTAATTACTTATCAAAAGGCGTTTTCATTCACTCACAATGATTTACACACTAATAATGTGATGTATAATTCAACTGACGAAAAATATATTTACTACTGTTATAGAAAGACTTATTATAAGATTCCCACTTATGGTCGCATATTTAAAATCATTGATTTTGGAAGAGCCATTTACAAATTTGACGGCAAATTGTTTTGCAGCGATAGTTATCAACCAGGTGCCGATGCTGCCACACAATATAACACAGAGCCATATTTTAATGAAAAGAAACCCAGATTAGAGCCAAATTATAGCTTTGATTTGTGTCGTTTAGCGTGCTCCATATTTGACTATATCATTGAGGATTTGGACGAGATAACTGATTTGGATGCGTGCGAACCCATTGTTAAGATCATTTATGAATGGTGCTTGGACGACAATGGCATAAATATTCTTTATAAGAACAATGGTGTAGAGAGATATCCCGATTTCAAACTTTACAAAATGATTGCCCGTTGCGTTCACCACCACACGCCTCAAGCTCAGCTTGAACGAGAAGAGTTTAAAAGATTTTCTGTTTCAAAATCTAGCGTTCCTCCTGGAGAGAATATTGTCAACATAGACGCAATCCCCGTTTTTTCAAGTGAAACTGCTACACCGTGAGAGAGTTTTTAGATTAAGTTATAAAGTTATTTTATTTGTTTATTAAATAAAATGACTCCTGACAATTTCGGGTTTATAATAACGAGACACGTTAATTCAGAAACAACGAACAAATATTGGAATGAATGCATTCTCCACATTAGACGTTGTTATCCTCTAAAGAAAATTGTTGTCATTGATGATAATAGTAACCCCGACTTTTTAAAGGCAAATTATGAATATAAAAATGTAGAATATATAGAATCAGAATTTAAAGGCCGGG